TAAGTATTACTGCCGATATGATTTACCAAAGTTTTACTGCAACGGCATCACAAACCACATTTACATCAAGCACCACATACACTAGCGGCAAGATTGAAGTTTATGTAAACGGTGTCAAAATGCGTAACGGTTCGGATGTTACTGTAACAAGCGGCACAAGCGTTGTATTTGCAACAGGACTAGCGGTTAATTCGCTGGTTGATTTAGTTTACCCAATCTAGGATTATTTATGGACACCCAATCATTACTTAACCTTTTATTTTCATCCGCAGGGTTAATCCTTGGTTGGTTTTTACGCGAATTATGGGCGGCTGTTAAAGAATTGAAAGCAGATTTGGCTAAATTGCGTGAAGAATTGCCAAAAGAATATGTTGTTAAAGACGATTATCGGCAGGATGTTAAAGAATTAAAAGACATGATTGCCCGATTATTTGACATACTGGAAAAACGCCGCAATGATTAACAGCCGCAAACTTGAAGATTTACATCCTAAAGTCAAATTATTATGCGAACAGTTTATTAACGGTTGCGATGCCGCAGGCATTGATGTTTTGATTACTAGCACTTACCGCGACATGGAATCACAAGGGGCTTTATATGCACAAGGGCGCACGACTAAGGGCAATATCGTTACCAATGCCAAGGCTGGGCAATCCTTTCACAATTATCGGGTTGCTTTTGATTTTGTGCCTATCGTTGGCGGCAAGTGTGTTTGGAATGATGCTGGTCTGTTTGCTAAGTGTGGGCGCATCGCGCAATCGCTTGGTCTTGAATGGGCAGGCTCATGGAGTGGTAAGTTTAAGGAAACGGCACATTGCCAATTCACAGGTGGGTTATCGTTAGCAGATTTTCAAAAAGGAAAAACATTATGAAATCATATTTACTTGAAAGACTAAAAGAACCATCAACATGGCGCGGTCTGACGGCTTTATTAACGGCGGTTGGGGTTGCACTATCACCTGATCAAGTTAATGCCATAGTAAGCGCAGGATTAGCCTTAATGGGCGTTTTGGGTGTATTTACCAAAGATAAGGGTAATGTTTAAGATATTTGCCATAATAGACCGCCTGCTTTTACTTATTGTTAAGTGGGCGGTTCAGCGCGAACAGTTAAAAGCGCAAAAGGAACGCGATGAATTACTTAAAAATCCTGCCGATTGGTTTGATGGTCATTTTAACAGCGTGCCAACAGATACCAATACAAAAAAAACCGACCAAGCCAACGCTTCAGATTCAAAAACAAGTTGATGGTGGCATTTGCTTAGATCGGGGCAATGCGGAAAAACTTGGTGCGTATATTATAGAGTTGGAACGCTAATATAACTTGCACAATCATCGCCGCCTTTCCAAAATTCAGTCCATGCTTGATGTTCGCTTGTTGGCATTACATAGCGTTTGCATTGTTCCCTGTAAGCACAAATCATAGTTCCATCGGGGGCTTGCCCTGCACATTTGGCTAAATCTTTATGCCTAAAAATAGCATCAAACCGATCAGCATAAGTGTTGCTAAACTTGCTAACAATGGCATCGCCTGTTATATCATTTTTACTCATTGTTTATTTCCTTTGCATTATTTTTACAGCCATTACATCCATGATCAATAATTGGTTGTTTTGAGTATTGGCAATCGCGTGTAAAAACATAATCCCATGATGTTTTGCCATTGCTATGAAATACCTTTTCATGCTGACCGCGATTAGGCACTAAATTGCTATGGCAACCATTCATATTTTCTTAGCCTTTATAATTGCCTTGTTCCTAGCATCAACACAGTTTTTGCACAAAACCCGACAACCAACTTTTTTGATCGCAGGCATTTTTTGGCATGACATACACAGTTTGGTCATATTAAATCCCAACCAAATTTAATTGCAATCCACATTGCTTTTAATACAAAAGCAAAACAACCTAAAAATATAATTCCATATAATGCGGTTGCAATCCATTCGCCAAATTTAAGCATTATTTTAAATGTTTTATTTTTTATCATAGCGATGGTTCTTTTTTAACAACAGTCCAGCCATTATAATCGTAAGACCTAAAGTATTTGCCTGACCATAACACATGAATTGCTACTGAATCATTAGACCAACAACCCATTGTCGTTTCCGAATTGTTGGTTAGAACATAAGCAATCATTGATTTTTTATTGGCGCATAATTCATCGGTCAAAACAATCTTATTGCCATTTTCATTTAAGCACCACATAAGGGCTTCAGCATTGGCATTAAACGAAACAAACGATAATGCTAAGATAAGTTTTTTCATTGGTCGGTTTCCAATTCAATGGTTGGTTTGCTGTTAGTTAAAAGACCATGCGTTTTCAATGCGGCATTATACCCAATGTCAAACCAAGTATTTTCCAATTCCTTTTGGTTCTTTTTTTGAAATTCCATGCCACGCGTAAATGCTTTTTCAATGGTTAAATCAAATTGTTCTTCAGTTATTATCATATCTTGTCCTTAAAGCCCCGTAGGGCTGTTGGTTAAAACGGAATATCATCTTTGATTTCATCAATCGGGGTTTCATTAACTGAACCCGATTTGCTGTATGGCTTTTGATTTTCTTTTGGCATAGGTTCTTTCATCATTAGCCAACCATCAAAATTGATCGGTAGGCTTTCAAGATGGATTGCCTGACCTCCTGATTTGGTGTCCATTACAACGCCACAACGAATCCAACGAGTTTTGTCGTTTCCCTCTTTGTCTTTGTAAGTTTCGCCGCGTGCAATTAGTTCGTGAGTTATCGCCATTTTAATTCCTTTAGTTGATTAAATAATTACAGCCATTTAAGTGATTTTAATTGACTGTATGTTTCCGACACTTCATGCAGAAAAGTAATCACATCCTTTTCCGCTTGTTGCAACCATTCATCATCGCGTGGAACGCGAACAATAAACAATTCCAAATCTTCACCCACATCGGGGCAATAGGACACAAAATCCACAAATTTATAAGCATCGCCTAAACAAGCCATTTGCCATTGCATTTGGGCAAAGTATTGGCTTGGGGCTGTTCCGCGCAACATTGTTTCGCAATGATTGGCTGGTGTCGGGCATTTGATTTCAATACTGCCGCCATCAACTAACCCATCTGGGCTTGCGCCTGCCATTTCAATGGTTGGGTGTTGGACAAAACCAATTTCATCAACCATGACACCTTTTTTTAGTTCATAGGAAGCGCGTGCCAGCGGTTCTAACGCATTTCCGCGTTCCATGTGGGCGTTGGTATAGGTTTCGGCTTTGCGCCCCGTCAAGCGTTCGCAAACCAATTGCATACGGTAATTGCGGCGCGTTACGGCTTCACCTGTTTTAACTGTTGCTAATACATCGGCTAATCGGCTTGCGCTAACCTTGCCCAAACGGGCGGCAAACCATTCATCCGATCCTTGGATTTCGTTCATGGCGTTTCCTTTATTTTTTCGGCAATTTCACGATCAACCAATATGCCAAGTTCTTTATCAATAAGGCTGTCTAATTGTTCGCCATAAACGGAATTAAGCGTTTCGCCAGGACAGTCATAAGTAATAAAATCAAAACCACTATGATTATCCCAATCATAGAATTTGTCAGCAATGCAATCTTTAATTATTAGCGGCACAACATCGCGCAAAAAGCGATAACGCACAGCATCCGCAACCAACAGTTGCATTTGATCATCGGGTAATTGTTCGGTCATTTTGCATCCTTTCTTTGAACCTGTTGAGCAAACAACCATTTTTCACCCATCATTTTTTTGCAATCGGCAATTTTCTTTTCGCGCAATTCAATAAGGCGTGGGCTTGGTGGTGCTAATTTGTAAAGGCTAGTAATGATCATTTGGCATCCTTTGTAAGTTTAATTTTCATTAGGTCTTTGGTCTTGGTAATAACGGCAAGTGATTCAGCGTCAGTTTTAAACAAAGGCACAATGCTTAGATATGCTTTTTGCAATTCATCTAAAGTGGTGCAATCGGTTAATTCGGAAACATATTGTTCAGCATCAATTTGCGGTAAATCTGAACCTGCAAAAATATACAAACCAATTCCAAAGCACGCCACACACTTCGCCAAGCATCGCATTGTGGCATCTGATATTTTACGGCTGTCTGGGTTAGCAACAGCGTTGTTGCGATTATCCATGACAGGCAATTGCATTTTCATGGTCTTGCCAAAAGCGGTAACATTGCAAAACACCATCATGGTTTCGCCGTAATACTTTGGTTCGGGAAAATCCCATGTTGCGGTTTCATCGGCTTGCAATAATTGATCAATTGCCCATGTCCATGAAAGATAAGTTAATGCACCTTTTTTTTCGGTTTTGCCATTAACATTTATTTCCCTTAATTTTTTATAACTCATGTTTTATCCTTTAATGTTAAACAGCCAACAAGCAAAGCAACAAGCCTGCCGCTAATATACTGCCGACAAAACAAACGGTTTCAACAACAACATAAAGCCAATTTGTTTCAGATTTTACAACTAAGTTTTTGTAGTCTTTCATTTTTACCAATCCTTTACTTGCTGAACCATCCAACGGGCAAAGCCATCAACATCGTGATTGGCTTCAACAAAATAGGCTAGATCGCGGATGCGTTTATTGTAAATGTCGCGGATGCGCCCTAACTTATCATCGTTAGCATCGTAAAGAATGACAAGCACTTGATCGCTGATCAAATCAGTTTCTTCAAGAAAATCGGATAAGTTTGGGGAATTGATCAAGTATTGTTCAACAAGATCGGCAATGTTGGTTGGAATTTCTTCAGAATAATCATCATCAAAAATAGGGCGGACATATTTCATTTTAGTTTCCTTTAATTTCCAATTAGGGGCTTGCGCCCCTGTTAGTTAAATTTGTTCAATAATTGCATTTACTAATGCGTAGTTTTTATTGAAAGTTTTTTTGTTAAGCAAATCATTGCAAATTACCGTTGCTTTTTCATTAGCAAAAACACGACCTGAAGCACTTATTACATATTCATCGCCATACTTAATATCTAATAAGCCATGACAAATGCCGCCATTTTTTTTAACACTTTTTAAAGTTAATTTAATAATGCAAGCCATGATAGTTTCCTTTAGTTTCCAAGTTGGGGCTTACGCCCCGTTAATTAAAGTTTTTTAAAAAATTCATTTTCGCAAGATTTAAATTTTTCACTAAAATTGTTTAATTCAAGTTTTGCTTGGGATTCTGTTAAAAAACCAGTTAATTCTACAAAAACATTTTTGTAAATAGGTTTTTTTTGCAAGACGGTTGTTTTGTCTGTTGGGATTTTCATTTCTAAAGATACATTATAGTATTCAAAAAACGCTTCACCAACATCGCGATTTTGCACTAAATATACTGAATAATAAATTGGTAATGTCATTTTAGTTTCCTTTAAGTTTCCGTTAGTGCAAGATCAGCACAGTTCCTATCTTAATGATATTTCATTGTATTGCAATAGATTTTACAATTATTTTTAATCTTTTTTCCAATACCCGTAAACAGCCCGTTTGCCGCCGCGTGCGACATCATCATAAACATCGTGGATCACACCATCAATCATTACCGTTAAATGCTTGCTAACGCTAACCACAAGGCAACCCAATGGCAATTCATCGGCAACAAGATGAACCTTGCAACCCGATCCAACCATCATGGTGGGTGTCCATGTCCATCCTAAATGCGCCATCAATGCTTTAGTTACCTTTTTATCAACGCCCTTGTTCCTAGCATCAACATCATTGCCTGCGATTTGGTTAATTAGATCGCGCACTTCTAAATAAGGCGTTTGGGTTGCAATGGCTATGGCGCGAATCACGCAATCTTTTTTAGGCTTTTTGTAACCTGCGGCAACCATGCCGCCATCGTTGTGTTGAAATGTCATTTTGTTTTGTCCTTTAAGGGGCTTGCGCCCCGTTGGTTATTTTTTAAGATCGTTTTGTTCAATAATGTAACAAATCATGTTTAGCGGTGTTAATTTGCCATTCATGTAATAAAACACGCGAATGAAACTTGTGCCATGTTGATTAACAACATAATGCCAATTCATTGAAACTGGCAAATTGCCAAACACTTCACATAATTTCATGCCTGTTTCAAATTGTGATTTTCTTAACGCAATCATTTCATGGATTGTTTTAGTTATGGTCGCAACTTTGTCGTTTGCTTTGCGTTCAACTTTAACAATTTCGGCTGATTTGATTGTGTCGCGCAATTCAACCAAATTTTCAATTTGTGCTGTTAATGTTTCAGCGTGAGGAAATACGCTTAAAACTAATGATGTGTGTTTTGCTTTCCATTGGTGCAAGTTATGTGGAATTGAGTAATAAACATTATCTTGTTGTTCTGTTCTTTCTTCCCTTGGGAATGTAAGACATGATTTACGAACATCATCTTTAAGAATGTCATAAGCATGACCAAGATTTTGTAACGCATCTTTTTGTGATGCCATTGATGTGAAACCTGCTTCAAATTTTTCGTTAGCGCGGTTTACATAAAATTCAACATTGCGTGTCATATAGTTTCCTTTGGTTTCCGTTAGCGTGTTTAACAACCACAACTGCATCTTACAGATCTTTTTGCTGTAATACAACAGTTTTTGCAATTATTTTTAAAATAATTTACCAACCATCGGAATGGCAAACACAATCATCATCGCATTTTTGAATAAACAAAGTTTCAATCAAAACATCTTTGACGGTATCGCCCGAAATTGAATGGCGACCATCAACAGAAAAACCCTCTTCCAACAAAATTTCGTAAGGTTCACCATCAACCTTATCAAGCATAAAACTATAAATATCTGGGTTGCTTTCAATTAAGCGTTGCAAAACTTTACTCATAATAGTTTCCTTTTATTTCCAATAAGGGGCTTACGCCCCATTGTTAGTTATTTAAATTAGCAACACAATCATCGCAATCGCATGGCACAACTTCACCATTCCAAATTGCGTATTTTATTTCGCGGATTGAATCAAAACCTTTGGTATGAACAATGTCATCATAAAATCTAAAGCCGTAAGGTAAGGTAAAAAGATAATTGTCATCATCAAAAACTTCAACATCGCGTTTTATGTTTAATTTGTATTTAGCCATTTTAGTTTCCTTTAGTTTCCAATAGGGGCTTGCGCCCCGTTTATTAAAAATTACCTGATTCCCATTGTGCTAATGAAATCCATTTAACTTGATATTTTAATTGTTGAAAATACTTTACTGCATACAAAGCCATTTTATCTGTTAGTGGTTCTGTTGGCATCCAAGCATCATTTACAAATTCAGGATTTTTGCGAATTACAATGTTGTTTTTTCTGCCTTGTGTTTTGTATTTCATTTTAGTTTCCTTTAAGTTCCGTTTATGTGTTTAACAACCACACTTGCATCTTAAACCTGTTTTTATTGTAATACAATAGTTTTTGCAATTATTTTGCATTTATTTTTAATGGTAGAATAGCCGCATGAAAATAACTGAACACGCTGAACAGGTTGCCACCGTAACTTGGTGGCGTTATCAATACCCTAAGTTTGCCAAATGTTTATGGGCGATTCCTAACGGTGGCGCACGACATATTGGAACAGCCGTCAAGTTAAAAGCCGAAGGTGTGGTTGCAGGCGTTCCCGATCTTTTTCTTATGATTCCTAAAAATGGTTGGCATGGCTTGTTTATTGAAATGAAAATAAAGGGCGGCAAAGTGTCCGACAATCAAAAAGAATTTATGGGATTGGCAACTTTGCTTGGTTATCAGTCGGTTGTTTGTTATGGGTTTGATGATGCAAAAAACGCCATTACTGCTTATTTAAACCCATAAAATTATCCACAGTTTTTAGGTTTACGGCAAAAAGTTATCCACAATTGATCCACAGATTTTAGCCGTTTAATGCACAGCATATCCACAAGGCGGCAAGGCTAGTATATGTCCGACTATTAAAACGCGCCAAAACGCGTTAAAAGTGCCTTGGTGGGCATGATTAAAGTGCTAAAACAGGTGTTTTTGATTAAAAAAGGGCTGTAAACAAATTGCTTGCAAAGTTTATTTAGATAAATTAAGATTCACAAATCGCGTGGTGGCGATTAACTTAGTGGGGCTTCACATACTAACTGGCGGTTGCTAAGACCGTTCCACCAACCGATTTAAAACATCGGAGTTAGTAGTTGAAGCCCTTTTTTTTGGGGAAAATAAATGGAAACTATTGTTGATTATGATCTGTTTGGAAATGTTATTGTTAAAGATGAATTGTTAAGGGATAAGTTTATTGAACCGCCTTTTAGCATTTTGGATTCAAGATTAGGTGGATGGCAAAAGCGCAAACAACTTTGGATTTCAAAAGGGATCAAAAGCGAAATTGGGCGCGATGTTAAAACTTATGGCAAGTTCACACCTGATAAGGGAAACCCCGAAAGGTTTGATAAAATTTCAACATCAATCTTTGATCCTGCTTTATGTGAAGTTTTATATCATTGGTTTTGCAATGATGGTGGAAAAATACTTGATCCATTTGCAGGCGGTTCGGTTCGCGGTATTGTTGCTAATTATATGGGTTTTAAATATAGTGGAATTGAAATAAGACATGAACAGGTTGAAAGCAATCGCGAACAGGCATTGGAAATTTTGCCGATTAACAATCAGCCGCAATGGTATGTTGGCGACAGCAATAAACTTTTAGATGGTGAATGGTCTGTTGAATTTGACATGATAATGAGTTGCCCACCTTATGCCGATTTAGAGGTTTACAGCGATTTAGACGGCGATATTTCAAATAAACCGTATAAACAGTTTTTGGAATTATACGAAAGCATTATTTCTAAAAGTTGCAAATTGCTTAAAGATGGTGGTTATGCTTGTTTTGTTGTTGGTGAGGTTAGGGATAAAAGCGGCGATTACATCGGCTTTGTTCCCGACACAATAAAAGCATTTCAAAAATGTGGAATGAAATTTTATAACGAAGCAATTTTGTTAAATCAATCTGCAAGTGCCGCAATGAGGGCAAATGGAAACATGAAAACGCAAAAGTTAGTCAAGATCCATCAAAATGTGTTGATATTTAGAAAACCAACACAAGCGAAAGGCAGCGTTTGATATGCATTATTATCAACACCATATTGGCGATTTTATAAAAGACACATCATTTTTAACCAACGAAGAAGTTGGTATTTACATGAAATTGATTTGGCTTTATTACGATACCGAAAATCCATTACCTAAAAACATCGCATTATTGACGGCAAAAGTAAATGCTAGGGGTAGGCAAGATGTTGTTCAAAACATCTTAGACATCTTTTTTTACGAATCGGATGATTACTATTGCCATACCCGTTGCGCCCAAGTTATTGCGGATTATCACAAGCAATTGGAAACCGCATCTAAGGCTGGCAAAGCATCTGCTGAAAAGCGTAAGTTAAACGCACAATCAGTTGATGTTCAACATAAAAGCAACGACCGTTCAACGACCGTTCAACCAACCATAAACCATAAACCAATAACCATAAACCATAAACCATCTTTAAAACCTTTACGCGATAAATCGCTTGATGATGGCTTTCAACAATTTTGGTTAGCATACCCAAAGAAGGTTGGCAAAGATGCGGCATTAAAATCATGGGTAAAGACTAAAGCCCGAATTGATGATGTATTGTTTGCTTTAGCATGGCAAAAGGAATCGGATCAATGGCGTAGGAATGACGGTCAATACATACCTAACCCTGCAACCTATTTAAATCAAGGGCGTTGGCAAGATGAACAGCCTGTTATTGATATGAACCCATTTTAGGCAACAGCATGAAAATAATGCTAGATTGTTCACCCGAAAAAATAAAATCACATTGTGAAAAATACAATTATAACTTTGGTCAATTACGCACACCTTTAACGGCTTATGCCTTAAGCGGTCAAGTTTATGGTTTGGATAATGGTTGTTTTAGTAAGTTTAATAAGAAAACATGGCTTAGGCTGGTAGAAGATGCAAAGCAAAATGAATACCCTAAGTTTGTTTGTGCGCCCGACATTGTTGGTGATGCTAGACGCACTTTAGAATTGTTTGACCAGTTTTATGATGTCATTAAACCATTGCCTGTTGCCTTGGTTTTGCAGGATGGGATTGGCAACTTTGCTATTGATTGGAATAGGGTTGATGCGGTATTTGTAGGCGGTTCTGACGCATTTAAAATATCTAGTGAAGCCATCAATGCTTGCAAGGTGGCAAAGATGTTAGGCAAATGGGTTCATGTTGGTCGTGTTAATACTGCCCAACGCATTAACAATTGGATGGGGTTGGCTGATTCAATAGATGGTTCGGGAATAAGCCGTTTTGATAGTAGGCTTGAAGAAGTTTTGTTTGAAATTTTAGGCGAAAAGCCGCAACAGGAGTTAATTTGATTTTGAAATGTGATTATTGCGGAATTGAGGGTTTTTCCTGTTCTACCTATAACCCCGACCATAAAATGGAATGTTCATTTTGCCGATGTAAACGATTGGGAGTTTACGATTCGCTATCTAAAGAAAAGATAATTGAAAAACTAATGGTGGCGCATCGTGAATTGCATTGCATGACCGAAAACTCAAAAGCGGCTTGGGCAATGCTGGATGTTGAAAGGCAATTAACTAAAGAATTAAAAGAATGGCTAACAAGATGGCTTGTTTACGGTGAAAACACAAACTGCCAAAGCGAAATTTTAATTAACGAAACTAAATTGGTGCTAAAAAAATGATTGATACAGATAAAAGACCGTTTGCCGACATGATTAACGCGGTATTTTCTATTTATAACAAAAGCGCACCCGAAAAGGAAATGTTAAGAATATGGTGGCATAAGTTAGAACGCTTTGAATTTAGCGTTGTTGGCAAAGCCTTTGACACATGGACAGACACACCTAACAAATTGCCACAGCCTGCCGACATTATTGCTTTATGCAAGCCTAGGGAAGATGTTTACTTTGCATTGCCATCGCCTGTTAATTATGCGGAAAACAAAAAACACATAGAAGAATTAAACACTTTTGTAGCAAAAAAATTAAAACCAAAAACAGATTACAAGGCATGGGCAAAGCGCATTATTGCCAATCCGCAAAATTTTCCCGAAATTAGTTTGAAATATGCAAAGGAAGCCATGCAACATGAAATGGCATAAGTTAGACAATTATTGCATTAAGTCCGATGAATGGTTTATTGCCAAGTATTACAAAGCGGATGGAACGGTTAAATACGGGTTATCACATAAGAACACTAATCATGGCTATTTTGATACAGCCAATGATGCTAAGGCTAAAGCAGAGGTAATAAATAATGGCAAAGTGTAAAGAGTGCGGTCAAGAACCAAAGCGATCATTACCGCAAAACAACCGTTTACATTTATTGTTTACCGAAATTGCCGCTAATGTGCCTGCCGCCGATGGGCTTTATCATAACCATCATTGGTGGAAAATAATGTTTAAGGACAGGTGGCTGGGTTATAACGAATACAAAACATCAAGTGGCAAGGTCATAACCGAATTAAAATCAACGGCTGATTGTAATGTGGCTGAATTAAATGATTTTATGGCGCGTGTTGAACGATGGGCGGCTGAACATGACATTTGGTTGCAAGACTAACAATGTTTAATATCATTATAAAACCCGAAATACTAGCGCATGGACAGTTTTTAGTTAAACACAATAACTATGGCAAGCGCGGAATAAACGATGGCAAAAAAATTGATCAACTTGTTGGCATGGTCGCACAATGTTCAATAATGGATTTGTTGGGTTATGAATTGCCGCCAATTATTACTGAATCTGATTGTGGAATTGACATAGAATACCAAAGCACTAAAATTGACATTAAAGCCAACGCTTACAATTCTTATCCAAAGTTAGAATATAAAGCCAATGTATTTGCCGCGCAAAAGCATTACAACACCGATGTTTATATCTTTAGCGTAGTTCACAGGGAACAAAGAACAATTACAATTACGGGATGGATCAGTAAGGCTGAATTTTTTAATAAAGCCATATTTAGGCATGAGGGTTATTTAATCCAAAAACCTAATAAAGAATTTTTTGCATTAAAAGCCCCTGATTACGCGGTTGAAATATCGGAATTAAATCAAGTTGGCAATTTGAATGAGTTGATAAAAGGTTTAGATGAATTTAGCAGAACGCAAACATTACGATAAGTTAAGTCAGATTGGATGTATAGTTTGCCATCGTGAGGGGTTCGGTTATACAATGCCACACATACACCACATTAGACATGGTGCAGGGATGGCGCAACGGTCGCATTATCTTTTGGCAATACCTTTATGCCCATTACATCATTTGCATGGAGGGCATGGAACGGCATTGCACGCAGGTCAAAAGACATTTGAAGCCAAGTATGGAACGGAATCGGAATTGCTTGAACACACCACAAAGATTTTAAAGGGCGAATTATGAAACAGACATTTAGCATTAACGAAGCGCAAGTAACGATTGGTTCGTTCTTTTTAACGCTATTACACGCGGCAACCAACACACACATATTGCACTTACAATCACGCAGTTACAGCGAACACCAAGCATTAGGTTCATTTTATGATGAATTAGTTGAATTAACCGATGGTTTAATTGAATCATGCCAAGGTAAACATGGCATTGTGCAATACCCTGTTGAATATACTAAACCTGCCGACACAGGCTTATTGGAATTACAAGCATTGTCAGTTTATGTAACGCTTAATCGTTTAGTGATTGGTAATGACAGCGAATTGCAAAATGAAGTGGACACAATTCTAAATCTAATCAACAGCACAATATATAAATTAACATTCTTAAAGTAAGGGGAACATTATGAAAGCAGTTGAATCCGCAGTTAAACAACTTGTTAGCACTAACCGTAACATTACCGAAGATGCACAGCGTTACACATTAGATCCTAACGAAGTTGCAAAAGCATTAGCCGATGCTAAAGATGGATCAGTTGAACAAACCGTTTTATTAGTATTAGCCAAATTAAACCCAATTGCCAACAGTTCCAAAAAATAATAAGTGCCGCGAATTAGGGTGTAACAATCCTAAAACAACGCGGTCTTGTTTTTGTGTTGATCATGGTGGTGGCATAACCGAAAAGGGTAAGGCTAACAGCAAACTATATTCAACAGCCGCATGGAAGAAACAAAGGGCGGCACAATTAAGCCAACAGCCATTATGTGCTGGATGTTTATGTGCAGGTAAAGTGGTGCAAGCGGAACACATTGATCATGTGTTTCCACATAGGCAAAGCAATGATAAGTTTAAGCGCAACCTATTTCAATCATTATGCCAATCGTGCCACACACTAAAGACACAAATGGAATCGCATGGGCAATACTTACATTACACAGTAGATGGCGTGCATACATACACCGATGCTGATTACAATAGAACAATAGGATAGGGCATGACTAAGCCACGCAGTAAAGTTAGAATAGAACGATCAACGCGCACACGCCAAGCCATCTTAGACGCTTGCCATTACGACATACTGACTATCAGACAGATAGCGGAACGATTAGACATACCATGCCAAGGCATTAACATACATTTGCTTAACCTTGTTGAAGATGGATATATGTCTAAAAGTGAAAGGGTGGCAAAGGTTAATGGGCAATGGGCGTGCGGTTACACAACTATAAGCGATCAGCCTTATGTTTGGCGTTACCGCGATCCTAATAAGAACATAGAACAGCCCGATGAACCGTTACCCGATGTGCCTAACATGGACATAGGCTTGATGGTTAAACTTGGTTACACTAACATCATTCCACGCGCAGGCAGGGTGCATCATGGCTTTATGTCGCATAACGCGCCAAAACGGGCGATAAATGAATAACTTAAAATTTTAGGGATGTGCTAACAAGCAAACGGGAATACAA